CGTGCCCGGATCGGAGCAACCGGCGCTGGTGTAGGTGCCGATGTGGCCGCCTCGGGGTTCACCGCCCACGCCGCCGCTCTGACCTCCTACACCGCGCCGGGAACCTACCAGTACCGAATCCCGGTGTGGTGTCGTTATATCGAGATCATCCTGTGCGGATCGGGTCGCGGCGGCAACGGCAACTCGAACGCTCTGCCCGGTGCGGGCGGCAACGCAGGCGGTTGGGCAGCGATCACGTTGGAACGCGGCGTCGATATCCCCTGGACCCTGCTGGACATCACCATCGTGGTCACGGACGGCGGCGCTGGCGGCACGGGCAGCGTGTTCGTCGGTGGGCAGGGCGCCAACGGCAGCGCGGTCACAGCGGCAGTCTCCGGCACGGTGATCCTGTCGGCGCCGGGCGGTACTGGGGAGCGGTCAGGCAACCAGGCGGGCGGATCACCCGGCCCTTATAGCTATGGCGGCCAGACCTATCCCGGTGGCGCTGAGACCACTACGGGTAGCGGCACGCCAGGTAACCCGCCAGGCGGCGGTGGTCGCGGCGGCAACGGCAACACCTTCGGCGGATTCAACGGGGGTAAGGGTGCACCGGGTGTTGGACATGTGAGGGCGAGGCAATGAAATTCGGCGTGGCATTCCAGACTGCTTTCACCAGCATGGGCGGTACCACCGAACTCATCGAGTTCGAGGACGAGGTAGCTGCCCAAGCCTTCATCGACGAAATGCAACCCGCTGCGGGCGTGGTGCTTTCACTCGTTCGATTCAGCTACGCCACTTTCGAAGTCATCGACTGAAGGGAAACCGATGTCCGTATACCAAGCTGCTCACCGTCGTGCGTGCTGCGCTGCGATCACCGCCCTCGGCAATCGAATCGGCCTGTATGCAGGGGCCACCCGGGTCGGCACTGTATATGCCGACACCACCTGGGCCGCCCCGGTCGATCTCACCGAAGGCGGCGTCGACAAGGCCGCCAGCACTGGCTCCACGGTCACGATCACTGTGCCAGGCGGCACCGTGGCAAACGGCACGGTGATCAACGGGTATGGCATCTTTAACGGCGCGACGCTGCTGCGCACCGAGGTGTTGCCGGTGTCGATCACGGTCAACGACGGGTCGCAACCGCTGCAGCTCGACGTAACCCCGACGTTCAAGTATCGCGGCGAATGACGCGCACGTTGGCCGCGATCGCTGGCGGCGGCATTCTCGGCCTGGCGCTGTTCGCGATCGCCAATTGGGCATTTGTGAAGGGCTGTCCGATCTTCGACGTAGAGCACGACACCGTGCTCGGCTTCTGACGTTGTAACGCCGGGCCGCAGCTGCTGCCCCTCTTCATAAGTCCAGACGTCCGGCCAATCCCTGAAAGTTTCCCCCGGCACCGATCGGTGACCGGGGTTTCTGCTGTGCCCCCGAAATGAAAGGTATGCCAATGGCATTCATCGACAAGCAGGGCTACTGGATCTCCGAGAACGGTTGGCGTATGTGCGACACCGCCGAGCTCGACTTCTCGCCGATCCCGGGCACCAGCTTCAAGCTCGGCGTTCGTAAGGGTGCGCCCAACATCATCCTCAAGGCCGCCATCGCTCGGCTGCACCGCGAGGTTGAGCCGATGATCACCAGTCAGATCGGCTGCTACACGGGCACAAACTCGATGCCCAACAGCAACCACAATTCGGCGACAGCGTTCGACTACAACTGGGATAACCACCCCTACCAGAAGTGGGGTACCTGGGGCGCCAACCGGGCCAAGGTCGATCGCATCGTCGCAGACTTCCGCGGCATCCTCGAATTCGGCGGCAACTGGACCAGCCCCCGCGATGAGATGCACTTCGAACTGCACTTCGCAGAAGGCCACGCCGGCACCGAACAACTCGCCACCGACCTGCGCAATGGCCTGTGGGGCATCTGGGCCCCCGGCGAGGCCCCGGAGCCGGGCACCCCGTCGACCCCGATCCCCGAGGGTTACCTGCAGATCGGCTCGGAGGGCGACCAGGTCCGCAAGCTGCAAGTCGGCATGAACAAGGTGTTCCCGAACTACCGAGCCATGCCGCTCGACGAGGACGGGATCTTCGGGCCGATGACCGCTTCGGCTGTTACCGAGTTCCAACAGCGCTCGCTGATCGGCGCCGACGGCATCGTGGGCCCGGAGACCAAGGCGCGGCTGGCCACCTACGGCATCGTGCTCGACGGGGCCAGCGCGCCGACCAGCCCACCTGCCGTACCGCCTGCATTCGTCTACCCGTCGCCCGACGAGATGACAAAGCAGCTCTGGGAGCAGGCATTCGGTCCGCAGTCCAAGGGCTGGCCCGACCTGCTCGGCAAGCTGGCCGATGGCAGTCGCGGCAAGTACCCCGTCGAAGCGCTGGCCGATCTCCACCAGAACGCGGGCCTCTGATGACCGAGCTACGGTACGGCGGCGACCAGGCCGCCGAAGCGATGGCTTGGCAACGCGCCATCGTGAAGTTCGCCAAGTCCTACGCGCTCGCGGACGGTGGTGGCCCGCTCAAGGTCGACGGCTGGATCGGCGACGACGACGCCAAAGTGGCGGCTGAATACCGCAGGCGGCGCAATTTGGACGGCGCCAACCTGCCTGCCCCGCCGCGCGGTGTCGTCGTCACTCACGAGGAATACAGCGCACTCGTCGACTGGCGCGATGTTGCCCCGCCGAAACCGCGCCACCTCGGCCTGATGTTCCGAGGCGCCGGAGGCATCATCGGCCAGGACCCCGTCAGCCGCGTATGCCAAGGCGCCACCGATCTCATCGAGGAACGCAACCCCGACTTCCCCGCCAGCATGGGCGGTCTGCCGCCCGGAGCGCCTGGGACGCCGTCTGCACAGAAGGCCATCCAGATCGGCGTGGCCAGCGGCCGGCGAGAGATCCAATCGGGGCGCACGTTCATCCTCGGCGGCTACAGCCTCGGCGCGATCGTCGCCGCGATGCTGCGGGCCGAGCTGGAGCCCGGTGGCCCCCTGGCCGCGTACCGGCAGAACTACGTGTGCGGCTTCACCATCGGCAGCCCAGCCCGCGCGTTCGGCCACACCTACTACCTCGGCGCCATCCCCAACGGCCGCGGCATCTCCGACTTCACCATGCCGCCGGCCACGCTCACCTGGGACTGGTGCGACCTCGCCCACCCCGACGACATGTACGCCAACGTGCCGCTCGGCGACGCCGGGGACATCATGACCGCGATCTACCAAGCCGTCACCAACACGCAGCTCTCCGACCCGCTCGGCACCCTGCAAGCCATCATCGCTGCCATCCCGAAAGTGCTCCTCGAGGCTGGTGTGTCGATCCCGCTGCTCACCCAGCTCGGCGCCGGGGCGCTCACAGGCAACCCGGCCGCCATGGCCGGCGTGCTGCTGCCGGTACTCATGTCCGCGCTGCCGGGGCTGATCGGTGGCCAGGGCGGCGAACTGACCGGGCCGGCCGCCGCGGTGCAGGCCGCGATCATCGCGCTCAAGTTCGCCGCGTCAGGTACTGCGGCGCACATCAACTACCACGCCTGGGAGGTATGGCCCGGCCAGACCTACCTCGGCTTGGCAATCCAGCACGTCCGCGACTGGGCCGACCGCACGCCAGTCCGAGCCTGATCGCTACTCGAAAACCACTGTAAAGCCCAGCAACCCGCTGACCTGCGGGTATTCCAAGACTCGAAAGGCACTGGCGCATGACCGACAACACGCCGACCCCCGTCACCATCTTCGACGTCATCCGGACCCGGTCCTGGGACCAGCTCCGAGCGCTGCTCTACATCGTGGTGCCACTCATCATCGCGGCCACCGTCGAAACGCACACCTGGGAGTGGATCGGGCTGGCTCTCGCGATCCTCACCCCGTCGCTCGCGTCATGGAAGTCGGTGACCGGATTCCGCACCGCATTCCAGGGCGTACTCACCGCACTGCAAATCCTGCTGGTGGCATTGCATCTGGTCACCGACGCGCAGTTCACCACCTGGGCTCAAATCGTGCTGGCCGTCATCGGTGGCGGTGTCGCGTCCGCGAACGTGCACGCCAAGCGCGGTGAACAGCCCACCGTGATCGACCAGGCCGGCAACATCGAGTCGGGACCGGTGCCGTGACGTGGCGGTTGGTCCGCACTGACGCGCTGCAACTCGTCCAGCTCTACGTGCTGGCTGTCGCAGTGGTGCGCGGTGTGGATTACCTCATCACCCCGCCAGGATCGTCCGAAGTGCTCAACCTCATCGAACGTGCTGCCCCGCTGTGGTTCTGGGCACTGGTGTTCATCGCGTTCGGCATGCTCGGCCTGGCAGGGGAATGGTGGATGAGCTTCGGGGTCAGCCCACACCGCTGGCTCGCGTCCTACATCGCACACGCAGGACTGGTCGCGCTGTACCTCGCAGTTGGCATCGGTGCACTGTCCGACGTCCTCGACCGAGACCCGCCATACGGGTTCCGCACACCCATGGAGTGGATCTTCATCGCGGCGGTGCATGCGATCTTCGTGCGACGGAGGGAGCGTGTCTGAACATGAGCGCGCACTGATGTCTCAACTGCCGCCGTGGATCCTGTTGGTCGTCGCGATCCTGGTGCTCCTCGCCTACACCCTGCCTCGGATCGCTGAAGCATCGTCGACGTTGGCGAAACTGATGGGTCCGATCGGTCGGTACTGGCGATCGCGCGGACTGGTCCGGGCGCAGGAACGCGAAGCTGAGTTGCAGGCCGAGGCCAAGGAACTGGCGAAGCAGATCGTCGCGGAGGCGATGCCGCCGGACTACAAGGAAATGGGCCGGCGCCTGGCCAACATGGAGCGTCGGGTGGTGTCCCTCGAGGAGTCTGACCAGATACAGCGGGCGTTCATCGTCTACGACGAGGAATGGCATTTCAACGATGCGCTGGCCGCGGTCGGCCGGCCGGATTGCGCGCCGGCGCCGCGGCTGACGCACAACCAGTTCAAGCGACTATGGCGGGATGGCTGGCGGCCCGGAGATCCGGTGCCCGACGACTGACCGCTCACCTTCGTTGTCTCCGCCCCCGACTTCGGTCGGGGGCGGTTTTGTCGTTCCCCCGAATGAGCGAGGTCGGCGAAGGTCGCCGGCCCGACTGTGGTGTGATATGCCGCACAATCGTTACCTTCCTGAGGGCCGAAGGCGCCCATGCTGCCCAGTTAATGCGCCTATAGTGGGGAACCCCAGGGGAGGCAGCCTATTTCGGGGCTGCCGGGGGTTGCCCAAGGAGCATGAATGGATCAGTCGGCCGATACATCGCTAGAACAGCAGAAGAATCGCCTGGTTGACCAGGGGCTCCAGAACGCGTCCGTCGCCGCCGCAATCCAGACATTCAACGTCCTGACAACGCTGGGTATCGCCCAACCGCCGCGCCTTGTTTCTACAGGTCAGGTGCGGTTTGACGCCTCGGGCAACTACTGAAGCGCTCGCGAACATGCCGGGATGGGGAGACATCCTGAGTGAACTCAACGCGGCAGTTGATCCCACCACTGGGAATGTCGACGTTGACGCCATCAGGATGAAGTACATCAACCAGGTAACTGCCCTCACCGGGCGACCGCTGGTGATCTATGCCGCCGACTACCTGAACAAGGGTGGGCCGCAATCATCAATGGATCTGAACGACATGGTCGGCCTCATGGAAGTGTTCCGTGGTCAGTCGTCCCGCGAACTCGATCTCATTCTGCACAGCCCAGGTGGACAGGCGGAAGCGTGCGATCGCATTGTGCGATACATGCGGTCCAAGTTCGATCATGTGCGCGTCTTCATCCCGCTGGGCGCGATGTCCGCGGCAACGATGTGGGCAATGGCGGCCGACGAAATTGTGATGGGGAACCACTCTCAAGTTGGGCCGATAGACCCTCAGATACTTCTGCCGTCCGGAATTGCCCTGCCCGCAGGGGCACTCACGAGTCAATTCAGAGAGGCGTCGGACGAGTGCGCCAAGGATCCGTCTCGTCTTACGGGTTGGCTGCCGACATTGCAGCAGTATCCGCCTGGAATACTGAATGTCTGCGAGGACGCTGCCGCTCTCGCGAGAACGCTTGTTGAGCAGTGGCTTCGGACCTACATGCTCAAGGATGATCCTGACCGCGCGAAGAGCGTTGCCGAGTGGTTGGCGGACGATAAGACTCATCTTTCGCATTCCCGGGCGATTACTCGGGAGGATCTGACCAACAAGGGGCTGGCTGTCACGGCGCTCGAAGACGACCAGGCGTTACAGGACGGAATTCTCAGCATTTTCCACGTGCTGATGCATACGTTTAATGCTGGCACCGCGGTGAAAATAATTGAGAATCAGTTGAACCGCCGGGTCGTTCGTCACGGCGGCATGCAGATGGTGATGAACCCAGCGGTGCCGCAGCCACCGCCACCGGCTCCGCCTGGCCCCTGACAAAGTGCGCGGTCCTGGCGCTGGCGGCTGGTGCTGGTTTTGTCGTTGCTGGGCGCTATGGTGTGGGCCGTGTCCGAGCCGCTAGTTACCCGCCAGAAGCCACGCGGCGGCGCCGTGCCGGCCCTTGATACCAACCGACGGCCGAGCTACCTGCCGACGACGGTGAAGCCGGGTCCCCAGATCGAGGTCTTCTTCTTGATGTAGCGGATCATGCTGTAGATCGGAAAGCCGTACGCGCCAACATAAGAACCGTCGTCTCTGGTCCGATTCCCGACCGTGATCCCGAGGAGCACCAACTCACCGTCGTCATTCGTGGTGTACCAGGGTGACCCGCTATCGCCGGGAAGCACGACAATGTTGCTGTACATCGTCGAGGTTTGCGGGGCCTCGTCGGAATGCTTGTAGTAGACGCTGGTGATCTTGCCGCGGGTTTCCTCAGATCGGCCGCCGTCTTTCCACATCCACTCGCCGACCTCAGGACTGCGGAATTTCTGGAACATTGCGTTGCTGGTGTAGGTGGTGTTGTCGTTGAGCGCGATTATCGTGTAGCCGAAGTAGGCGTCACTGTCTTCGGCGTCGTCCCAGCGAGCCACTACTTCGCCGATCTCGGTGCCCCCGGCGCTGTAGAACAGCTGGCGGATATCTGTCGAACAATGCCCGGCCGTGACGCCCAGTCGCCGCCCTTTGTCGCTGGTGGCGAGGAAGCCCAAACTGCACGTAGACCCGTTGGCTCGTTGGATCGACATTCCCGGGTAAACACCAACTGCTGCATACGCCGGCGCGCCGACTGCGACGCTGGCAGTAGCCGCGACCATCAGGGAAAGCCCGACAACCAGACTCCGCCGGCGCGCCGTACCTATACGCATGTCTGCCAACCGTTTCGAGTTCGAGAGATCCATGTTGAGACGTCCCCGCGGCTACACCGCCAGGCGTACAGAAGTTGGGTGTTAGTCCCAGTATTCTGCCGCGTGCATGAATAGGCCCCAGCTGAAGCCGGCGCCGTAACGTCGTCCATTCCATTCGAATTCGTGCTCTTCGTAGGCCGGTAGACGTTCATCGAACAGCGGCCATTGCTGACCTCCGGTCATGGGACCGAAGTGAGTTGTGAACTCTGTGACGTCGACGCTCCAAAGAGCCAATTCCCTTGGCGAATCGGGCAAATTCGAACGGTTGCGAGCATGCCGGTACCTCGCCGACTCAAGCACTCCCAAATCGTTCGCCTCCACCTCGAAGTCGAAGTTCGGCCACAGGATGCTGGAGAATCCGAACGACCTAGCGGTATCTGCTCGTGCGCCCAGAGATTCCTTGAGAACGGAATACCGCGAGGCTTCGTCACCGAGCGATTCGCCGAGCTTCAGGTGCACACGTTCTGCGTCCTCGAATGCGAACCCGTGCTGAGACAGCGTGGCTTGCAGCTGGTCCATCCTGTTGGCCATGCGATTTCGCATGGTCATCAACACGTAGACTTCAAAGTTGAGGACCGGATCGGCCGAAACTGCATTCATGGCATACCCTTTCGTCATCTCGGCAGATACTGAGTCACGTCCACGCCACGTAGCACCGTGACAGAACCATCTGGGAACACCTTCATCACGTCGGTTTGGCGAATGTTGGCAGGCAGGACGATGATCGAACCGTCTGGCATCTTTGATGTTCCACCTGTTTCGCCCCAGATTCGTGCGGCGGCGATATCTGTCGCCCGAGCAGCATCGGCCTGATTGAGATGCAACCCTGTCATCCGCTCAGCCAAACTATCTGCCCTGGTTCCCGGTGGGAAAGTTGCGATCTCCGCGCCGATTTGTGTGGCAGTCGCAGTCAGGTCGCCGCCTGCGCTAGTGCTCGACGGCGCCTCTCCCGGGTGGATACCGAAGTCGGCGAGCCTGGCTCTAAGCGCAGCCTCCTGGCCCTGCAGGAATGCTAGTTCCCGTTGACAGGCGGCATATTGCGGCGCCGGCAGAGGCCCGACAATATGCAAAGCACATCTGTTGTTGTAGGAAGCGATGTCTGCCTGGAGCTTCTCCCACGCCGCCAGCGCCTGCTCTTTGGTGAGCAGATCGTCAAAAGGTGACTGCTTGAAGCCACCGAAACTGGCAGCCTGGATCGTCCCTTCGCCGTCGAACCTGATCCCGTTCAGTTCAGCGGCTTTTGAGGTGAGCCGCTGACCGACAAGGGTGTCGGTGGCCAGGAGTTGACTGGCGTGCCAGCGGATATTCTCGGCATGCTCGCCGGCGGCGGTATAGCGGGCGGCCATCGTGGCAACGTCGATTCGTCGGGTATCGGTGACCGACAAATCCTCGCTGACCCGAAATCCATCAGCTTCAGCCTCAGTGATGGCAGTGAGCGCCGCACGTTGTGCAGCTCGAAGGTCCCCAATGCTCGTATCCGCGAGATCGGCCGCGGCCCGAACAATCTCACCGTGCCGGCCAACCACGGCAGTGTCAGCGGTGACGCGCTCCAGAGCGGCATCCTTGGCGGTGCCTTCCCACTCAGTTCCGCCTGGGGCATTAACGTTCTGGCGGTGTTGAGCGAACAGCTCTTCGAACTCGGCAACCGACGCCCGCCACCGCGCGGCTGAGCCGTCCAGGTGATCGATATCCCAGTTCTCGATCTGCGAACGACGCGGCACTGCCCCAGCACATGACGCGGCAGGGCTCATATCGTCCGCACCACAGCGGCAGCTGCCTGATCATCGGTGCGGCGATACACCCCACTGCCCAGCTTCATGTACTGCGCATGGTTGCTGACCCGTGTGGCCTGCCTATCGCGCACCGACGCCAGCGCCGCCTCGATCGCCGACACACCAGCATGGCTGGGCTGGCTACCAGAGCTCGCGCCCGCCTCGGTTGCTCCCAGCGACCCGGCGATATCCGCACTACCAGCCGCTGCGGCGTTCAGGCCTTCATCGTCAACAGAAAGACGCTCAGTCATCCGTGATCCCCCCTCAGGAATGAGCGCACACTATCACCCGGGGCCAGTTAGCTGAGAGGTCGACGCACAGCCGCTCATCAAGCAGCCCATCGATCGCCCCATTCGCGGAAACGGGCATTACATCCGCAGCGCACGTGACACGATAGGCGGCCAATGCGCGCAACTCGGCGTCGATCACCTCGATAGACCTCATGACGATTGGACGCGGCCCGGACCGCCTGGGTTCCGTCAGGGCTTGCGCAGATCCACCCACGCGCCGGCCGATCGGCTCGACTCGTGGAACTGGATCGCCATCAGGGGCGTGCCCTCTGGAATGTCGAACGGGATCTCGAGGCTGGCGTAGAAGCCCGGGTTGATATCGATGTACATGCGATCGTTCCGCTTGAGCGCGGCGGTCCGGTTCGGGGCGTACTGGCGATTATCCGTGTCGAGGATCCGCTGCTCGTCGATGGCCAGCGTGGCTGGCGCGGTGCCGACGTTGGTCACGTTCGTGTTGACGACGTAGCGATCGCCGCTGACCTCGACGCCGGTGACCATGAATGAGAGCGTCTGGTCGCGGACCTCTTGGCCGATCTTGGCCGTCTGGATCGGTGTCGGCGCCGTGAGGACTGGAGGTGCGACGGGCGGCGCTGTCGAAGTAGCCACCACCCGTGACGTCCCCGCGCTGCCGCTGCTGCTCGATCCCACCGCGCACCCGACCGCGCAGCCCCCGAGCGCACCCACGACGAACGTCGTCAGCCCGATCACGACCGCAGCCGCGTGGCTGAGGCCCGCGCTGGCCGGCGCGGGATCGGGTTCGGCATTGGCCGCAGCGGTCTTGCCCCGGGGAACCTTCCGCGGCTCTGTCGTCATGCGCGGCAGCATACTGCCAGCGTGCGATGGCAGGCCGGGAAGCTGCTGAGCTGCTGAGCGCGAAGCTACGCGGCCCGGAGCCCCGTTTCGGCGCGCGACCGAAGCGCGCGCCACGGGTCCAGCCCGGTGATCGCGTCGACCCGCTGACCCGCTGGGACCTTGGTGTAGATCACGGTCGATTGGATCGACCGGTGCCGCATCAGTTCCTGAACAACGCGGATATCGACGCCGTTGTCCAGCATCGTCGAGGCGTACCAGTGCCGCAGCGCGTGCGGGGTACCGCGAACACCGGCGCGGCGCATCGTGCGACCGATGATGTCGCTGACGGACTTCGCCAGTACGTGCTCTGACTCGTGCCCGCGCATCGGGAACCACCACCCGGCCCCAGGCATTTCCGAAGCGATCTCCAGCAGCATCGGATGCAACGGCAGCGACTTGAGTTTGCGGCCCTTGCCCTTCACCCATAGCTGACGGGTGCTGAAATCAAAGTCTTCGCCACGAACCTGCGCGATCTCGTGCACACGCAGGCCAGCGAGCAGCGCGAGCAAGATCATCTTGCGCGTCGAGCTCCACATACGGGCCTGCAGCAGTTTGACGACGTCCGTATCCGAGATCGGCCGCGGTTCACGCTCGGGCACTCGCGGGGTACCGACCTTCACCATGGGGTTGTCGACGCGCCGATCCACAATCTGCAGCCACTTGAACCACGCCGCTAGATAGCTGGTGTAGGTCGCGGCTGTCGAGTCGGCCCACTCGTCGTCATGGGCGGCGATCCAGTCCACGATATCGATGGCAGCAATAGTCGCGGGTTGAATACCAGTTTCGGTGTGCAAGAGCCTCACCACCCGGATCCGCTCATCTAGGGTGCGGCGCGAAAGCCGTTGCGCTACTTGCCAGATCTTCCAGTCATCAAGCCCGATAGTCACTGTGTTAGTCATCATGGTTTGGATCTTCGAGGGACAGCCGTTTGCCGCATCGGCAGTCGGAGCAAACTGTGACGTTGCCGTGGCCGATCCGGGACTGTCGTACCAATCCTGGGACAGGCCGTCCCGGTCGGTCAC